TCCATCTTCTGGAAGATTTAATGTTACTGATTGACCAGCTCCAACAGATATAAGCATGTAAACTTGTGTGTTAGTTGAACTACTTACAGTAGTTGAATCTGCTAATCCATTAATAATAGCTGTTCCTGAAGTTCCAACTGATTGAGCAATGATCCCTCTTAATCGTGTTGGTCCTGTCCATAGAACTGCAGTAGCAGAATTATTCTGACATACTACCGGTTTGACATCACATTTAAAACTCATTTTTTATCTCCTTAAATTAAGAGCTCCCGAAGGAGCTCTTAAAAATTAATTATTATGAACTTGCTATACTTGTACTTGGTGCATTCACCATCTTCCAAGTTGTTCCATCAGAAAACACATATCCTGCAACACCAGAAATACAGTTACTTGTGAAAGTCATAACTCCTCTGTTTGTAGTTGCTAATAAAGTTGTTCCTGAATAAGTTCCAGATGCAATAATAAGTGTAGTAGTATTTGAAAATGAATAAACTACATTACCACCTTGTTGTGTATCATCTGCAGTTCCTGATACTCCTGCATTTGGGTTTGGTCCACCAATGAATCCATTGAATGAACAGACTGGACCCGTAAACGTTGTATTTGCCATAGTATGTTCTCCTAGTTATTCCAATGCAGTCTCTAGGCCGTCGACTATACGCGTCCGCATCAGAAAGTTAAGTATAGTAATTAAAATATAACTGAATTTATTGAATAGCGCAAGGAATACCTACATCGAAAATACGTTTTTTCGGATATAAGTAGCTTTTTAGCTAGCTACAGAAAACTCAGGAGCTGCATTATCTACCATAATTTGTCTATGAGCTATTTCAGCTTCAGACATTTTAATTTGGTTAATGATTTCACGAATCTTTTCGTCAATCCTAACCATATCAAGAGTATATTTACCCTCTTGAATGTAGTGTTGCTCCCAATCAAGTTCTAACGACCTTTTCTTCGTATAAAGGTTTTGAACTGATATCATTTACAACCTCCTCATAGGTTATCCAGCATTTATCTTTTGCAAAAGATCTATTACTGTCCTTAAATAGTACCTCATTTTGTCCTATTTTGTCAAGGATAGCTTGTTCTATATCTTTCGCGTTGTCTTTTGAATTAACATCAAAACTTGCCATGTATCCATAAGCTTTAATTCTAACGTTAAACAATTTTGTCATGATTCTTTCTTTCTATCATAAAAAAAGGGAGCCCGTAAGGGCTCCCTTTAAATAAATAATGCTTAATTATTAAGCACCTGGAGAACCGTAAAGTCCTCTTGGGTCAGACCAACCAAAAGAGTATCTCTCTCTTGCTTTGTATCTAACGTTACCTGTATCGAAGTCGCCTTCCATAGCAGTTTTGATAGGTGCTCTTACAAACATTTTCATTCCATTTGGAACGTCAGTTTTGATAAAGAAAGCATCTGTGTCTGTTAAGAAGTTATTGATAACATAACCTTCTTGAACAAGACCCATTGATCTAATTGCGTTAGTATCATTATCAGCAGTACCAGTTCTTTGGTTAGATTTCATCAATCTTTCCGCAGTGAACTGAAGTTCAGGAGGAACAATCATCTTGATTCCTCTTGCAGCGATTTTAAGACCACGTTCGTCAGTTAAAGCATTGATATCAATCAAAGCTTGTTCTAATGAAGTTTCATTAAGATCGGCAGCAGTTGATAATGTGTTTTTAAATGTTCCAGCAATTGTCGGATGGTTAGTCGCTAATAAAGCAACTCCGTCACCACCTGGATAACTTGCGCTGAAAGCATTGTTTAACACGTTAGCAGCAGTTACTTGCTTAGTATTCGCCATAGATCTAGCTAAAGCTTTTGTATATCTAGACGCTAGTCTATCGTACAAGTTGTCCTCAATCGCTTCTTCAGTGATTGCGAACGCTAAAGCTATTGTATTATGCGTATAACGAGCTGTAAAAGTTTCTTGAGCATTGTCAAATGTCACACCTGAACCTTCCGGTTTTACTTGTGCATTTGCAAATCCTGATAACATTACTTCCTCTTCGAAAGCTCTGTCAGAATTTTCAGTGTCAAAAATCTCTAAGTGCTGATTTTCGTATCGTTTGTATTCAAGACCGAATAGTGCATTCAATCCTGGTTCTAGTTCTTTAACTAGTTGTCCTCTTGATATAGCCATGATTTATTCTCCTATAGTCCAGTAAATTGTTTGTAGAAGTGGTTATTAACGATAGCAACTACATTCACGTTAGTAGAATAAGTTGTAGCATTAACTAAACCGTTCTCACCTGCATCATTAGTAACACCAATGATTCTAAGTTGAGACGCAGTCGTAACTCCTACTGTTGATGTATTAATTTGAACTTTCGAAAGATAGTTCGCTGAAGATCCAGCTGTGTAAACTATGTTCGCGTTCGAAAATATATCAGCAATAGCAAGTGTAGAGCTAGCTTCTATTTCGAACCTTTCATATGGGTCGCTCGCCACATAACCGATAATATCAGTTGCTGTGTTTGAAGCGTCCAAGTGATTAGTCCATGTTGGTTTCTTAGTAGATGTATTCGTGAAGAAAACACCGTTTAGAGATCCTAGTAATTGCACATCTGTCGTAGATGCAACACCAATGTATCCTGTGTTCAAAGCTTGAACTGGATCGAATTGGTAAATTGCAGACGAGTTTGCAGCAATACCGTAGGACGCTAAACCTTGGTTGTCATCATTCTGACCTACTTTGCCTATTGGTCTAAGACCAAATGGGGCATTTGTATTTGTAGCCATGTTTATTTCCTTGTTAAAGTTTATTTTATTTTGTTGATATCACAAAAAAATTATTTTTTGTTCGTACCACCAAAAGTTACACGAGTCTGCCTATCACCATCGATTGGCATACTTGGGTGCTGTTCCTTCATAAGGTCGTTTTTGTAAGCATCTTCTCGATCCTTAGTTTGTTTTGCAAAAGAAGCATTTCGAGCTAGCGCAACCTCTTCAGGTATCCTTGCCAGCGCAAGGCCACCGTGTCCGATGATTCCCGCGTATTTACCTTCCTGGATAGTAGAAAAAGTTTCACCTGGATATTCATCAGCTCTTACGAACTCGTATCCGGATCTTAGTTTACTAGAAACATTCTTAGTATCATCTAAGCCTAATGTTTCTAATCTAATCCACTTATGTCTATAACCGTCCTTAGGGCGCGGTGCATCTAAACTAGATGGTGGAGTCCAAGTTGTAGGTCTCTTTTCAGTATCCCTAGTTTGGCTCGCACGTGGGGTCTTTGTATTTTCGTTTGTCATATGCTTATACCTCCTTCGTGAGTGTTAATTGTTTCGCATACTCTTCTAATGGCACTCCTAATTTTTTAGCGATTGCAACTTGAGAAGGCGTGAGTCTCACAGTTTTGCGACCTGGTTTTGTACTTCGCTTCGCTGAAGCTACTATTTGTACTGGTTGGGTCGATTCCGTTGTTGCGATCTTATCAAATTTATGCGGAAATTCAAGTCTTATTCTTTTATCAATTTCCGTATAATATTCGTCACTTGCAGGGTCGTAACCTTCATCATCTACTAGCTTCTTATGTATGTCAAAAGCCGTATAAGTCATAGCTGAATCGCTTCCGAACCATCTATTTTTAGATCCCCAAGATTCTGCTTTTGGATCAGGTCTAGCTGCATCTACTTGATTTCTAGTTAAATTAATTTGTTGTCTAGGCTCTTCTTTTGGCACATTTTCATATGCAGCCTTAACATCCATTAATCTAGCTTCTTCATAACCAAGTCTTGCTATTTCTTTTTGTGCATCTACTTCAGCAGAAATATCTTGAGCTTCTCTTGCTGCTGCAAGTTTAGCTTGAGCTGCTAATAATCCAGAAGATATTCTCGCTTCTCGATCCTTAACGCTCGCTGTTTCAAGTGAAGAATATTTTTTAAGAGTTGCTTCTTTTTCAGTTTTTTGAACTTCAGCATATCTTAAAGCTTCTTCTTTTTGACGTTCTGCTTCTCTATATTTTTTTGTAAGTTTAGCAATACGTCTTTGCACATCTTTACTATAATCTTCTAATTCGTCTTTCTGTGGTTTTTTCTCGTCGCTAGTCTCTGGTGACGAGTCGCTAGTGTCTTGTGTCTCGGCTGTAACTTTTGCATCACTAGACTTCTCAGCTTTTGGAGCTGTTTCTTGTTCAGCAGTTTCTACTTCTCCTGTTTCAGTTTTAGATCAATCATCTTTTAATTCAACATCTACTGAAGGTCCAGAAGTATCTATATCAACTGTTTTATTATCGTCTGGCATAGTTTCTCCTATGGTTTATATATAGTGAAGTACAGATTCAGGATTAGGAATTGTTCCTAATACTTCATCATCGTTTAATATACGAACTTCACCGCCTTCTATTGGTAGTCTTGAACCCGCGTAGCGAGCAAAGATCACCCAATCTCCTTCTTTACACCATGGTCCTGTGGGATATCTTTCTTTATCATGATATGCCTGTGGACCAATTTTTAAAACATAACCACAATTTGTAGCTATTTTTAAACGGTCTAATGATTCTTGCGATATGATTAATCCACCTTTAGTTTTATCTTTAGGTGTGAATGGTAATACTAATAATCTCCAACCAGTAGGTGTTGGTAATTCATCAATCACAGGTTTTATATTATCTGGATTTAATGGTTCTTTATTAGCTTCTACTTTATTTTCTTCTTTGTACTTATTCTCAAGACCTAGGTTTATTTTTGGTATTTCCGAGGTCAATAACGTTTCCGTTGTCATCTTTTTGCTCCTTTTCGTTTAGCAGGTTAGAGATTTCCTGTTGTATTGTTTGGTAGGCTTGTGCCTGTCCTAACATGTACTTGTATTTTTCCATATTGTCAACGGTTCCTGAAATCATTGCATCACCAATATTTTGGTAATTATCTCTCAAAAACTTTTGTAATTTTGTTAAAAATGCTACTGCTTCCATTACTTTCTCCTTTGTTGTTTATATTAACAATTCCACTTTCTAAGGGACTTATTAATTCTTGAATTAGGATCGTGAGCTGTTTTAGCTGATGTTAATTTTTTTTTCATCCCTTTCATTCTGGAACAGAATGATTTACGTCTATTAGCAGATTTAGAACCTGGTTTCAACTTGCTTGGTTTAGTTGTAACTGCTAA